AACTACTCCTACAAAAGCAAAAAATAAAAAGTGAGGGTACTAACTAAACAGCTTTCCCCTCGATACTAGCTTTTGAAGTTACTCGTCAAATACAGCAATAACAAGACCAGCTTCAGGACGATACACTTGAACACCATAGAGAGTGTCTGCTGTGTATAGAGTCGAGAGGTACTCCTGCTTGTATTGAGTCTGTGAACGTACAGACATTTGCTCCGCATGGACAATTGCATCCTTGTGGAAGAACAAACAGCCACGAACATTAGTCTCAAGCACAGGACAGTTGCTAGAAACATATACGTCAACGCCGTACACGTTACCAATCAGACCAGACTTAACAGTGCGATCATCACGGAAGTCACTAGAAACGTAACGCTCAATACCCATGATAGTGCTACGAGCAGCAGGAGGGATAATCAATGATCGTCCTTCCATTGGAACGTTAGCGTCATCAAGGATCTTGATAGCTTCACGGAAACCAGCGTCCGTAAAGTTATCTCCAGTGGCTACTGTACCGGCGGCAAATGCAGCAAGACCAGCGGCAGCGTTAAAGTAATAGCTATTACTGTTAACCCAGTCAGCGCCAGTAGGAGCAGCTAGGTCAAGAGTGCCATTACCAAAACCAGTACCAGCATTCATCAGGTCAGTATCAACCTTGAGTGCCAACTGATAACCAGCATCTTCAGTATAGAACTGACGGAGGCTGTTAAGTGCCTGTACTTCTACGATGTCTTCAATGAAACGTGAGTATTCAAAGTGACGGTCGATTGCAATTTGAAGCTCTGTTTCTACATTAGCTTGAATTGTTACCGCAGTATCAGCAACCTTCGCTGATGCAGCACCACGAATGGGCTTGGGTACATGAATGGTGTCGCCTTTCTTGCCTTTCATACCGATCTTTTTGACAAGTGGAGACATCTTGAGGTTCTTTTGGTACGCAGCAATTACTTCGTCACTCCAGATTTCTGGAATAAACGTAGCGGCAGCAGTTTTATTTACAATAGAACCCCCGCCAACTGTACCGGGATAAACTTGATTAGCCATGATAAATTTCCTTTTAGATTAGGTTAGCGAACACGACCCTCGGCGTATGCTTCAAATACCAAATCCGAGATAGCAGCATAACGATCCGGGTCTTCTCGCATCAGTTTAATAAGATCAACCCTACGATAGATTTTGTTTTTTGTAGTTTGCCTAGCACCTCTAGCACTACCTGTATTCGCACTTTTCAACTGTTGTTTACGAGCTTGCTTTTCAACTGCTACGGTTTGTTCTGCTACTGAAGCACGTTCTTTCCAAAGCGTAAACAACTCATTAGCTGCATCGTAATCGTATGATTGATCGGCTTGAATAAACAATTGAGTTCTAATTTTTGAAGCCTTTATCCAATCTTGAAACTTAGAGTTAGACAGCACTTCTTTCATGTCTGGATGACTTGACTGAAGCTGTGATAATGCTGTTTCTTTCTTAGCTTTAAGCGTGTATTCCTTGGCTTGCAAAATACTAGGGTGGTTATCAATTGCTCGGTTTACTGCTGATGCTGGATCAACAAAAAAGTCTACATCTTCATCAGATTGACTGTTGTCCGTTGCCTCATTGTTTATGGGTTGTGCTTTTATGTGATCGTCAACAAGTTTCCGTAACTCACCAACCTCTGAGCCTTGCTGTCCCAAGAGTTTTTCAGCGTTTTGATGCATATCTACCAAGTCTTTTAGTGACTTGCCTTGATACTTCTCTGGTAACGCCTCTTCCTCTTGAACTGTTTCTTCTTGAGCTACCTCTTCTTGAGACTCAAAATCTTCAGCTTGATCTACAGAATCAGTTACAGTTTCTTCGTTGTTTTCAACTTCGCTTCCATCTACTAATGTTGCTCTTGACATTATTTCCCCGCCTAATTGGTTATGGAGATTTATTTACGACCAGCTTTTTCGTGTTCTCGTAACCATTTTTGGTGGCGACCCGGGAATTCTCCAGACGACCCATCTAGTACGCACGACGTTGCTGATACGACCCTTGTAGAATTAGCACCACAACCACATCTGCTGGTTGTAATGTCTCCTTCTACAAATTCTTCTGTTAGATGCCCATTACTGCACCTAAATTCATATACTTTAATCATTACTTTTCTATATCTTCAAAAGCATTGTTTACGCCTACCTCAAAATTTAAGATAAACGACAATACATTTAACTGCCCTTTGCGAAAATGTAGATCATCTGCATCTTTTACCGCATCGACAGAGTTAATAATCTCTTTGTTTTGCTCTAAGTCACTAATGAACTGCTTCGTTTGTCAAGAGTCAATATAACAATTTGTGCATATTACCTAAATTAACCGCCTAGCCATTACTTCTTAACCTTTTTCTTTGTTTTCTTTTTAGTTGGTCTTCCTACTTGACTTCCGTACGTTCCTTTTCCTTGTGGCATTACAGTTCTCCTAGTTCTTCCATTGTTAACACCCATTGCTTGGGTATGACTAGCTCTGCGTCTCCTTCGGTAATATTACCATCTTCAACCAACATATGTGGACATATAATTATCTTGTCCACATCGTTAACCAAAACAGCACCACAGGACACGGCAGTGGCTACTTTAGCTTGCGTAAGTTCGTTTAACTCTCGCCAGCCCACGTTTGCTCCTCCTTGAGCATCTTTCCACACAACCTTGTATATCTTTACCATTTAACTTTATCAGCCCAGTAAGCAGCAGAACATTTTCCTTTAGCAATGTTTTTTGCGTGTCGAGCTTTAAACGACTTTCGTCTAGCTTTTTCTGCATTTGACTTTGGATTCTTTCCAGCACCGGATACTCCTTGTTGTCCAAATCGAATTGTTTTAACACTTCCGTCTTCACACTTAGCTACAACTACGTGAGACTTAGTAGGGTGATTAGGAGTCCGCTTCGGCTTGTTGAATCCTTCTACTCCTGCTCGTTTTAGTCTTGAGTCTTTCTCCTTCATTGTTCGCTTCCGCCTTGATTAAGGAATCTACCTTGGCCTCCACCTCCGACAGCCGATTGAAGTGCTCTTTGAATGCCTCGTTGATCTGGCGCACTAGCTGGTCGAACTCGTTCTGGGTCATTAGCATTTTTAGCTCCCTTTTGATCTGCTTCGGCTTGTTTAATTAGTGTTTGAGCTATTTTAAGACGACGATCAAACTCTTTGTCATCTTGATCTCCCTCTTTTAGGTTCTTTGTTATAGCTTCAATCTTATCTATTTCAAGCTCTTGTGGCGCAAGCATGGTATCCATATCGTACTTCTTAGCTCTAGCCATAGACTCTTGCGCTTGGCCCGTTAATGCCGCTGCCTGGCTCTGCTGTAGTGCTAGTTGGGCTTGCATTGTCTGCTGCTGGGCTTGTTGTGCCTGTGGGTTAGGCTCTGATGCCTTTTTAAGAGTCGCAATAAGCTCTTCACGATTAGACAAGTTCATGTTGTCTACAATGCTTTCAATCAAAATGGGGTACATAAGTGACTGCTTATCCATAGTTTGCAGTAATTGAACTAGCTGAGTAACTTCGTACTCTCTAGCTATAATGCCCAGTGTTGATGTAGCGTTGAACTTGTAATCCGCTACTGGGTAATTATCAGGATCAAACTGCATGTACCTATAAGCTGCTTTCTTAACAAACGGAAGTAAAAAGGACTGTTGAAAGTTTATTAATGTTCTCTTTTGTCGCTTAATAAGCGCACCAAGAGACATAGATATACCCGCAGCAGTGGCCTCACCGTTAACCTGACCCGCTAATCCTGCGCTATCTACTGCTCCAGTAGCTTGTTGTACCATTTGTTGCAAGGACTGAGCCTGTGCAAAAGTGATTTGACTTACTTGACCAAAGTTAAAAGGTTGAAGTATCTCACGAGGATCGCCGTTAGTAAGGATCATCTTGCCAGGACGCACTTCTGGCTTAGATCCCCTTGGAAGTCTTGTAGCATCAATAGCCATCATCGGGTGAATGGTTAATGCTAGGGCATCAATACGCGCTCTAAGCTCTGTATCTAGCGCCTTTTGGCTGTTATAGCCCTTCTCACACACCCCACGACCCCAAAACATAGAGGGAACTACGTCCCAAGGGAAAGCAACAACGGGTCTATCCTTCATCATGTAAGGATTTAACTCTGCTTTTAGCAGGAATCCACCGTTAGCTATAACAATAATAGCTTCAACATAGGCATTTTCTTCTTCAATATCCTCATCTATAGCGTCTTTGAGGACATCTTTAGGCACTAATCCGTAATACTTAGTTAATCTAATTTGATCTTCTGGATAGGTAGATAAGTCTTGATCTGGCTCTAAATCTGTATCTGAAGGGGCATTACCAATATAACCCTCATTATATATACCCTGATCTTGAAGTTGCTCAATGTGATGGCGACCAACAAACTCATCAATAGCAACACCTAGAGCATCATCTACTGACGTAGCTACAGGATCAATTAAGAAGTTCTGAGGCATGATAGGACGTAACTTAACAACTACCCGATCAGTTATGTTTACACCTATAGCCTGTAGCTGACCATCCATTACAGGCTGAGTAGCTGGCTTCATCTCCTTAATTTCTTCTAAAACAATTTCACCAATGCCCGTTCCAAAGACAGCAGAGTTAATTAAGCACTCAGCAACAGCCTTTCTAACCATAGTATTTTCAAAGTCTTCGGTTAGTTTATTTCTAAGATACTGAACGTCTTGCGCTTCTCTATCATTAACGTCATCCGATATATCAAACCACTTACCACGACCAAAGGTAGCTTCTTCGATCTCAGCTACGTTAGATTCTACGGCTTGCTGTAGTGCTGGAGAGATGATACGTGAACGCTCAGACGCCCTATCAACATCTTCTGGTGCCCAGATCCCACGCCACAAGCGGTAGTATTCATCGAACTTGTCTTGGTAATTACTTTCGTAATCATCGCGCCAGTCTTCACATTTTTGCATGACCCAATCTTCAACTGTAGTTTCCAGCATTAACGGGTCTGGGCTGTAAATTTCATCTGCCATTATAATATCCTACTAAAAATTTCTGAGTTTTCCACTATCAACTGTAAGCTCTAAAGTTACAGCAACCTCGACTACTCCTACAGAAATTGCTTGAACTTTTACCGTTTCTCTTTCATGTAAAACAAACAAAGGGCCACCGCCATTAGATAATGAAATGTTGCTTGCCCCTGCTATAGAGGCACCATCAAATATATAAAGTTGTGGTGTTCCTTCTAAGTCCCAATACAAATCCACTGTATTCGTTGACACCTCGTGATTAGCAACAAAAATATATTTGATAATTGCAGAGTGATTTCTGGGAACTTCAAACAACTCAGTTAACGTGGTATCTGTCAACGTAGCGTGTTTTGTATACAGCTTAGATAATTGTTCACGTTCACTCATTTTAATACCCCGCGACAATATCTAAGATTTCTGGTTCATCAAAGTCCCAATCACCAATACCATAAGGTACTTGAGCAAGCTGATCTACGTAACTAAGAGAATCAATAAGATCGTCATGTGTTAACACATCTGGAAACTGGTAAAGCTGATCTAGAAACCTAGCGTTCCATTCGCCTTTATTTAAAGTTATCATACCGTTTTCAAAACGTCCTTGTAATGCCCACATAATTCTATCAGTCTTTTTCTTGTTACCGTGAGTCAGTGTTTGTATGGGGAAGAATTTGCTGTGTCTTCTTTGGAGATCCATGAGGGGTGAAGTGACGGCCTGTTTAGCAATTCCGCGTTCGATACCAACAGAAATAGGGTTGTAATCTTTAACAGCTTTAAATATTTTGTTGGCCGTTTCATTTAAATCCCAGCGCCCGTATATGATATTATCAACAAACCAATGGCCGTTGTCGCTTACTTTAACAACTGATATTGCCGTGTCATCTAGTCTTGAGTTCTTACTTCTTGCTTTTCCTACTTCTTCAAAACCAGCTAGGTCAATAGCAATGTAGTAATCTCCTGCGTCTTCAGAGTCTTTTTCACCGAACTGAACCCACTCTTCCTTAAACATCTCAGAGCCTTTAGACTCGAATGACGCCATAAACTCTTGACGAAACGCATAAGACGACATGGATCGTTTAGCTGCGTTTATTTCTGATTCTTTTAGAAACGGATTGTCGTAGCTAGTAAAGTGCCACGATTTCCACTCTGCATCTTTGGATATTTCAGAGTACTTGTACAAATCGTAGAAATGGTTACGACCCTTTGGAGTGCCTATAAAGATAGCAGGAGCTTCTTTGTCTGCACAAGCTGGCCTTAGAATTTCTTCCCAGACTTCAGCTTTGATGTCAGCGTATTCGTCTAGCACTAGGTAGTTAAGAGAAACACCACGCATAGTATCTGGACGGTCAGCGCCACGTAAACCTATCGTCTGTCCGTTAATTAACTCGATGTCAAGGTTATTTATGTGTGCCTTTTTAATAACACTATGCCCTAGTTCGAGCAACGTGCGCCACATAATCTGTCTTGCTTGCCCTTGTGTGGGCGCTACGTAAAACGTCCACGATCTAGGGTCATCGCTTTGTAGAGCGTTTATTAATAAACTCCAAGCGGCCAAGTAAGACTTACCACAACGACGGCCAGCAGCCACCACTTTAAAGCGTGTAGGGTCATTGAACACCTCCTGCTGCCAGTCTGTAAACTGTACGTCTAAATCAGTCACCCGAAGTTACTATAATCCGCTGGGTTCATGTTAAACAGCTTCCGAGAAAGTATTAGCTGTTTTTGCTATTTGGTCTTTTGTAGGCGGTTGTAAATTAAAAATCTTAGAAATTCTAGGATCTTTATATATGTTCTCAACTGTATGGTGAAACTTACTATAAGCTTCAGCCATCGCTAACGAATTTCCTTCTGCTATTTTTTTTAAATACTCATTAGTTCCTTTTTGTTGGTAAATATTAGCTAAAAATAAAGCTTTTTGTTGATCTTTAGAAAGAAGATTAGGGTCGTTATTTTCTCTTGCTTTTTTTATCCATTCAACTTTTCCTAGATGTCTTTCTAATCTGTTAAGCCCTGTTTGAAAAGCATTTCTTTCTCCTTTAGTTAAAAATTGAAAGATTCCTTTTGCACTGCTTAGTTTGCTAGTAGTGTTTTTACCGCCAGACGATTCTATTTCAGCTACTTTATTTGTAAACACATCTATATTTTTTGTATCTTTTAAGTTTAATTCGTCAACAATACTAGATTTAACTTTATTGTAATCACTCATTTACAATTTCTCCATCTATAACGTCACCGCCGATATTAGCCGAATTAACACCAGTAATGTTGATTTGTATAGCGTTGCGTCCTCCGCTTTGCATTACTTCCTTTTCAAAAGCTCCTACAGGCAGTATACGGTCCATTACTAGTTTCCAGGCGGATGACTGGTTTTTATGGTCGTCATCCAATGCTGCGTTAAAAATGGACTCTAATACTTTAGCTGACTTAGGACTGGCTAACATCCTAGCCTTGTACTCATTTATGATCGCTGCGTCGCCTTTTGGTCGGCCACGAACACCCCTGTTTCCTTTTTTAACAGCCGCCAATGCAGTCTTTTTCGGACGGCCACGGCCACGAATAGATTCTTCTGACACTATAACATCCTCATATAGAACTATATAGAAACTTGACCGTGCCTTGACAACATAAAGGACCATGACCATCGACATTAACGTTATATTTTATATATTTTATCCTTAATGCTTTTATGTTGTCATGGTGTTGTCAAGCATTAGCGGCGCGGTCAAGTTTCTCTTTAGTTAAATGCTTATCTATACAGTATATTATATCATACTTTTCAGTATTTGTCAAGAACTATTTAGCTATTTGTAAACTATTACCAGTATCAACACTTCACCTTTTTTGTTATCATTAGCAGCGCAGTAAGTCTTTGATCTAT